CTCTTTCCAGCCCCCAGCAGGGGGTACCGCGGCAATCGAGGGAAGAGAGTCAACACCCGGGGCTTCATCCCTCATGATCGTTCCCAACCGAGCCATGGCCTTCATGGCGGCTTCCGGGTTCCAACCGAACACGCGATCGTAGCCAAGGACATGATCATCACCAAAATTTGCCAAAGTGTTGTACTTGTAGAATTCCCGAGCCGGAAGACCGGTAACAACACGCCAGGCGAAAAGATAATTGATGATGAGAGCCAGGGAGTTGTCGACCGACGTACTTGAGTGTCCAGTAGTGAATCCTTGCTCTTTGGTGAAGACATCCCCGAAATTCTTGAACCCCATGGGCTGGGTGAGGAGTTTCGAATAAGCGACATCGATCAGCTCACAGATGCGATCTTGGTCCCTGTGACCCTCAAAACCAAGCTTGCGCAGACGTGCGACCATCTCGATGACCGGCGGTGCTTGGGTGGAATCAAACGCCGTCATGTCGCCAGCAAAGACCGCCTCGTGACCCATTAAAGAAGACCAAAGCCGGTTCAAAGTGACACCGTTGGAGGGCATGCCGACCTTCATGGGGGTTTCCCAAAGCTTGTAGTTGTGGTTGGGCTGGTAATTGAAGACGGTTGTGAGGACATGATGGGCAAAGGGAGACCCGATGATCGTCCTCACGCTGCGGGTGAAGGCCTTCTTGAGCTTGAGATTCTCCATCTTCGTGAAAACCGGGGATGGCTGGTCGAGAGTGGTCGAAACCTTGAAAACATCCTTCCAAAACTGGATGAAAGGACCATCTCCACCCATCCCTTTAATGATCTGGCGACGAGACAGTTGGCGGATCGTCCCATCCTTATGGAAAACACCAAAGCCGAACCCCATATTGTACTTCTTGGTCCAACGAGCAAAGATGGTCTCAGGCGGAGTGAGCTTGGAATTTTCGAACTGGACGCGGACACCCTCCCAAAGGCCATCAAGGACGTCTTCAAAGTCATGGGCCTCAAGAGTTGTCTTATGGTTCCCAGTCCAATACCTCCAAGTGGATCTGATCTCCTCGAAAACACCGGTGAAAGTGGAGGCATGCCGGTTACCAATCCATTCGGGCCTGAATCCGAGGGGAGCCCAGGAATGATAGGCTGTCTTGAGGGCCCGGAACCCAAGGCGGTAGTTGGAACTCCCAAGGAACCACTGAAGCAAGTCCGCATGGTCAGCGAGGTAAGTCTCTTGGGAATCTTCCCCCAAGGAGTCGGCAAAACCAGGAAGGGCAGACAAACCTAGACCGGCAAGATCCTGGTACGTGCGACTAATCGATTGAAT